GGGGAGTTGTACCAGGCCGATTTCTTCGGTTGGTGGGGGAAGACTTCCTCTGGAATTATATCCTCTAGCCACGCGCATCGGTCGTTAATAAGCATAAACAAATCCACCGATAAGTCAGCACGAGCTTTTAAGTCTATCCGCGCTCCGCGTATCATCATGTTGAGGTTTACGGGGAATTGCTGCATTTGGAGAGTGGCTTGCTCTCGGAGGCCGAGGGCGTCGATGATATACTGGAGGTGGGTATTGGCCTCGAAGGCCTCCACTGCATCGCGGCAGTTGTAACTCCAGTGCTGGTCGTCGGAGAACGTTGGGTGCCACTCTTTCCCTTCATCCTTCCAGAAACGGTGATAATTATTATAAAGGCTGGAGATGTAATTGAGAGACTTCGGCTTCCCTGGCCAACAGAGGTGGTGGAGGATCATTACGTCGGCCTCGCACCGAGGGATGTAGCCCCAGGAGAGAGAGATGTATTGTGCATCGTAGAGGAAGTTCATCCCTATGGTCTTGACGTTGGGGTTCTTGTGGAGGAGGCGGATGGCGAGGATGATCTCAAGCTCTTCTTTCTCACTCCAATATGCCTCGCCGTTGGAATAGACGAAAGGGATGCAAATAGCATCGAGATTACTCCATGCGTATCCAATACAAGTGATATGTCCGTAGGCAGTCTCTATGTCCTCCGAGAGCCAGAACGACTCTACCTTCGAGCAGGTATGAAGATGGTTGATTGCAGCCAGTACCTCCTCGAAGCAAGGACGGATGGTGAAGTTATACTCCGGGGGCTCCCAATTATTATTAAGGGCCTTCTTCACCCTCGCCTTCAGATCATGTACAATATCATACCGCCAGGGCCAAGTGCGGAAGATCGCCGCCGGGTGGTAGGTGGGGAGGAGGGGGAACCCTCCCATATCCTCGCGGCAGTGGAGTTGGGAGCCGCGCCAGTTGCCAATGCCGGTTGGGACTTTGTGTCCCTCCTTGTCTCCGATGTTGAAGGAGTCCTCCGTCAGTGCCCAAAGGGTGTAGTTTCCAAATCCAATAACTATCTTTGGCTTTACAATAGCGAGTTGTGCTTTGAGGGCCTCAACGCCTTGGATGACGTTCTGCTTGGGGTATAGGCCGCGGATGAAAGGTTGGCGCATCTCCCTTGCCATCTGCGTTGGGTGGAAGAAACGTAGCATTTCGTTACCTGGTGGTTGCTCAGAGACGACGTTGGAGAAGAAGATGGAGCCTCGTGGGATGCCGCACTCGGCTAGGATTTTAGTGAGTTCATCTCCGGTGTAGCCGACGAAGGGGATGTGGCGGCGGGCTTCTGCCTCACCCCAGGACTCACCTATGATGGCTATGTCGGCGTCGCGGGGGCCAGAGGTTCCGTAGAAGATGTCGGTCACTCCCGTTCCCCTCCCAGCTTCACATACATCCCTCCAGGAAGTTGCTTGAAGCCAGCCGACTTGAACAGCGCGTGCGAGGCCACGTTCTCAGGGAGTACCTTTGCAAACAAGGTCATGCGTGGCGTGCATCTCATTGCTAGGGCGAGGGCTTCCTTTGCGATACCTTGGCGGTACTTACTGGGGTCGGTGTGTATGCTAATTTCTAACCCACCTAATACAGGATCGAGCCGGAGTGCTCCCGAAGGTTCCCCGTTGTGGAGTATCATGGCAAACACACTGTCGTTACGATCAAGGTAATTACGTAGCCACTCTCGGTGCTCAGCGTCGGTTGGCGCTTTCGTGTTGCGCGCGTACTTCCGTGTTGACTCATGGCATTGCCATTTTAATAGTATGTCTGCGTCCTCAAATGTGACAGGGCGGAGACGCACGGGGTTCCTACTCATCCTCATCTCCTCCCAATGATGATAGGGTGAGTTGTGCAATAGCATACGCCCCTTTATCCTTCTCCACCCCCCATGCCTCCAGCCGCAGGCTCTCCGCAGCCTTAAATATAGTCCCACTCCCACAGCAAGGGTCGAGGACTTTATCTCCAGGGAGGCAACTCCTCCCTAGTATCGTCTCATATAGCTCTGTAGGCTTCTGCGCGGCCACGTCTTTGTCTCGGGGGGAGGAGGCAGGGAGTACATCGGAGTATACTTGCGAGAATGGTTTATCTCCCTTCGTAGCGAATAGGATGAGTTCGTAGGAGCGGCGGAAACCTCGATTAAGGATGGGAGCGTGGGCGGAAGTGGAAGTCTTGTGCCAGAATAGAGGGGTGCGCCATGGGGTCCAACCGAGAGAAGTTGCTGCGCTTCGGAGGGTAATGAAGTGCTCGATGTCACAGAACATATATAAGTGTGCTTCGGGGAGGGTGAACTCAAACCCGGCTGCGAAAATGACCTCTGCAAGCGCAATCGCGATCTCCTCTGTATCCGCATATGTATGTACGCGTTGTGCTGCGTCTCCGAAGCTGTTCGCACCTATGCCGTAAGGAGGGTCGGCTATGATGCAAGAAAAGTCCGTCGGAAGTCCGATGTAGGTCTTAGGGTTGTTGAAATCTCCGAGGATGAGTGTATGTCTAACATCAGTGTGCTTCCCCCTCTCCACGAGCTTAAGGTTGAGTTCTGCCTCCAGGCTCTTACTTACAATGCTGGCTGCTTGGGTTAGGCTCTTCGCGTGGGCTACCTCGGGCGAGTCGAGATGTCCGGCGACTAAGCGTGCTTGGTCAATCTCACGCTGTGTTTGGCGTATTGAGGAGCCGTATTGGTCCCCAGCGCGCTCGACTATCTCTCGGGCTGTTGCGGCCACGCTGTGCTTTGGGTCGCGGGCGAGGCGGAGTTCATGGAGTTCATCAAGGGCGGCTACCTTCTCCTGCCAGGAGAGGTCTACCCGTATTATATTCTCTTCAAGTTCCGCCTCTCGGAGTTGGATTGCGTCGAGGTCTTCGTCGATTAGGATAAATGGTATCTCGCCTGGGACGACGAGGGTGCCGTCGTGAGAGTAGAGGGTGTTACTGTCCGATAGAGACTTGATAGCTCGAAGTCTCCGCTCCCCTGCAACGAGTTTAAGTCCACCGCTTATCTCGACACATACGATGGCGTGGAACAGTCCCTTCTCGGCTATGCTATCTGCGAGATCTTTAATTGCTCTCTGGTCTATGTGGCGGCGTTGGCGGTCCCCGAGGACTATTGCTTCAAGTTTTATCGTTTTCATTTGGAGTGCCTCTCTATAGTCTTGAAATATAACCGTAAAGCCCGCCGGATGATCTCTGCTTGGGGGATGCGCTGGTGATGTGCCGTGCGTATGACCTGTTCCTTTAGTTCTTCCTCCATTGGTATCGACCCGAGGTATACTCCGCCAACTGGGATTTTGTGTGCGAACTTACGCACGTAGTTTCTCATGCTCTGCCCCGCCAACTACACGCCGCGGGTCCAATCATCAGGGTCCGTGCGTTCTGTTATACGCTGGTGGCTGGCCTCTATTTCCTTATAAACTTCTTCGATTTCAGCATCGGTGAGTTCGCAACCTACCTCATCGAGGAAGTCGAGTATCTTCGCGTGTGTGTAGCGGAGGTATGCGGAGACCCTAACGCAGCTCTCATGAGACCTACTGGCCTTCGTCCACAGGTGCGCTAAGGCATTGTTGAGGAGAGTGGTAGATGCCACCGCGCGGGCGTATTTGAGCGTGCCCATGTCGCACAGCCCCCTGAGTGGATTGGCTAACTCAAAGCCATTATCCTATGGATTGCAGAATGTAGGCTTTGGAGAGTGGCATTTTGCTGGTCCGACATCCTGGAAATTGTGGTTATTAGGGGTTCCTCTGGTGGTACATCGGGCTCGCTTGCGTCGGCAGAGTGTGGAGGTTGCGGGCCGGCAATCCTGTCCATTGCAGTATCTATTCGCCCCACTGCGGAGGAAAGTTGGGTGTTGTGCTCATCAAGCTTATCACGTATCATTTCGAGGGGGCTTGCCTCTTTTCTAACCTCAGTAGCTGTTTGCCCTGCAGATGTTGTCATGGTTCTCTCCTAAAAAAAGATGAGGGGAGGAAGAAGGAGGGGGGACGATGGGAGGCGTAACCCCCTCTCCCTCCCCTCACAAGTTTGGGGCTGATTACCTCTTCGTGGAAGCGGCAGCAACGGGGACGGTTGGCATTGCGAAGGTCTTATCCACGTTGTTGCGCGGGATGGTCGGGTCTTTCTTGTCGGGGCCGACGCTTACGGTTATGCGGAGAGGTCCGGCGCCCTTGAGCATGCCGAAGTTCCACGGCCCCGCCTTGTTCTGTCCGACAGCCTCACGGAGCCGGGCAAGCTTGATGTTCTTGTTCGGGCCGAGGAGGATTTCCCCCCTGGGACCAACGTCGAGGAAGATACCCTGCCGGACGGTAAGGCGCTCCATCCCCAACTTCTCCTTAAGGGCGTCGTCATGGATCAGGTGTATTATGTCCAAGACGATGCTTTGCCCGCGGTCGGTTGTGACTTCTCGGGCGGTGATGTCGTCGACTGTTACTGTGTAATCGTTGGCGGGGACGGGAGTGTAGTTCGTCTCCATTACTCCGGTGACTTCGGTGGCGAGGAATGTTTCTACGTCGAATGTGCTTTCTTCGGGTGGCATGATGAGTGGTGCTCCCTAGCTAGATGGTTGAGGTTGATTGGAGGTTGGGTATAGGCTACTGCGACCCCTCCAATACTTAACTTCAGCAGCCTTTCGTGCCGTTGTGGCTTCTTCAAGAGTATCAAAGCGACCGAGGAACACTACGCCCTCGTCGCAAGAGATACGAGCTACGTACTTGCCTCTGCTCTTATCGAGACATACGCCTCTCGTGCCTGAGGTGTTTGAGGAAAAGATCGTCCCATTGCGAGTATTCTCCCTCGCAGAGCCTATCATGAAATTTGCTCGGGTGTTATTAAGCCCATTATCATCAAGGTGCATAACTTGCCTTCCCTTAGGGAAGCCCATGATGAACCTGTGCATAAGCACTCTGTTTCTTCCTGAACCTCTCGCTGCGTATAGCAGCCAGCCGTTCCAAAATGCGTGCCAGCTGTGCTGCTTAACGTTCTCATAGTCCTCGTCGTCCACGAGGGTCCAATAACCCTGGGTTAGCTGGATGCGCTTTGTCATTTAAGTAACCTCAGCCAGCCGCGTCAGCTCCTGCCAAGCTTCCACTACTGGGATGAATGAAGGTTCCATTTTGTCTTGCAGAGGCAAGAGGCGATGCTTGAGGTCGATGCCTGCGGCTATCGTGGACCAATAGTATCCTGTGCCCTCGCGGAAGGTGTAGACTACATCGGAGAAGTCCTTCGGGAGCTTCGGGGCGAGCTTTCGCCCCAATGCGCCTACCATTATGCGCGTTCCGAGGTTAATCTCGTCTGGCTCTCGATCCACATGGGCAGTGAGGGTGTAGAAGCATCTAAGGTCACTGCAGCATTTGCGGATGAACTTCTCCTCCGCATTCATCGCGACGCCGTATTCTCCCTGATGAGCGATGGGCTTTGCCCCGACCATGAGGTCGTAGGACATGGTATTTATCCCGGAGAGAGAGTCGTGGGAGAACATTCTGTCTGGCCCCCAGAAGTCTACTGGGCCAAACTCCTCCCCTGTGCGGTCGTCAATGAAATTGGCGCCGGTTACGATTAGCTGCATGAACTGCTGGTAGGATGCTTTCTCGATGCCTTGTTTTATCTCGGTGAGTGCCTGGTAGCTCAGGGCATTGATAGTCTGCGCCATAGTGAGGAGGGTCTCCCAGGAGGGGGAGGCTGAAGCAATGTAATGCCAATGGAGCTTCTCCATCGGGAGGTTCTTCTTATCCATCGCTGCAATGAGTGACTCCTGCCCGCCGGGGTCGGTGATGCAGACGAAGAGTTCGAGTCCGGCCTCTATGGCGGTTACGAGGGCGGTGGTCTTTCCACTCCCAACTCCCCCCATGAGGAGGGTTTTGCTGCCTCGGACGATGGGGTTGGCGATGGGGTAGGGCTCTGGGGCTGGGGGGGTGTCTTGTGCTGCATCGGTTGCTGCGATGATTTCAGAGGCGGTTGCCATGCTAATGTCCCTTCCTACGCTCTACGCGGCAAGCGTTACACATGATCCGAAGTCCTCGATCAGCTGTAAGTATTTTCGATCCGTGGACACGCTGGTCATGTCCCCGCTTGCAGGTATACTTACTGTTGTCGTTGCCGGCATGAATGAGCTTGTGCTCGCTTCGAGTTAAGACCTCCATGTGTGCTGTGTTTACACAACAGCGAAGACGGCACTTGTGGTGAAGGTCCATTCCTTTTGGTATAGCACCAAATTCTCGCTCATAAACTATCCTATGTGCGAGCTTTCTCCCAATAGACCTTCCGTATCCCTTAGAGTCGAGGAGCCCCTCCCAAATATAACAGCCGGAGTTCGGCTCGGGGATGGAGTTCGCGTCGAGGAAAGCGTTGCGCTGTTCGCCTGTAAGGGTTCTCGCCATATTTGCACCTCGTAGCGTAATATCTCGATGGGATGTTGAAGAATATAATCTATGTCTAAATACCAATCAATAAGTTGTCCACCTTTACAATCTGGGCAATACCCTTGTCGGCACAGCCACTCTCTGGGCCTCGCCGCGTATATTCTCGCCCATACGGACCCGCAATTATAGCAAAAGATAATATAGTTGCGATCTGATATAAACTTAGAGGGGATCTCGCACGTTATGTCTAAGGAGATCGTGGGGGTCTTGATAACGTAGCGGAGGGGGAAGAATTCAGTCATTCTTCCCCCTTGGTTAGGGCTTCTCTTGCACGTTTGAGTGCGGCACCGTAGGTATGTGGATGGATAACAGCAACATGGCCAAGCTCCTCCGTCATTCCCCAATGCTCTTTGTGATCTGTATCCCTCCAGTATGACGAAGTGACGCCTATTAGAGGGACTCCTCTTTCCTTGAGGTATTCGAAGACGAGGCAACGGCTGGATGCAATGTAGATGTAGGATTGTTCTGGGTCTTGTTGCTCCAACCACGAAATCAGCCCTTCGAGGGAAAAGATGTTTTGTGACATGCTAGGCTCCTTGCTAATATGCGTATGGGAGGTCTATCTCGAAACCTGGGTGGAATAGAGAGGTAATGATGGCCTTCGCAACTGCTTCGTTCTGCTTATCCCCGTGGCTCATGACATCCTGCCATTCTTCATCGTGGTTGTCGCCTGGGACGGCTCCGACGTATACGGAGTAGCCGTCCACACGGCGGCTTAGGACTGCCAAGACTCGTATGCCCAGTTGCGTATAGGCCTTGTGTCCAACGGGGAGGTCTGAGAGTTTCATGCTAAGCTCCTCCTTCCATTTCCTCCTGGACGATCTCTCGGATCATGTCCTCCATCGTGGGAGGAGTAGGAGGCGGGTCCTCAGGTTTGCGTGGGACCAGATGCTTCAGCCTTTCTTGAACACAACCGATGCACCAAAGTTGTGCGTGCATCATATCTCCTCGTGAGTACTGAGCTATCCCGGTGCAAGGGCGAACCACCAAAGCCACATGGTGCATGTCTATGCCAGTCTCTTGCACGCGGGCGCATTTATCGCAGGTGTAGGTGGTAACTACGCTCATTTCATCAGTTCCTTAATATTTGCGACTTGTTGGTATTCTGGTCCGCCCTTCGGCCAGGTTGGGTCTTTCTCAAGGGGGTTCCAAACCCTCCTCTGGTAGTCGGAGAAGGAATTGGTTGGGTCTTCGACTATGCAAAGGGGGAGGAACGAGCACCCTCCGTAGGAAGTGCAGGCGTCTCCGAAGGAATGTGTCCAATCGTTCTCCTCCCAACAGCGGACTAGGCGGGCGAGCTTCTTATTCATCGTCTCCCACCAGCGGTCTATCTGCCATTGGGGGTACTCTTCGAGGACCTCTATGTGGTGGTACTTGGTCTTGAGGATGGCAATGCCACGGATTAGGGTGCGGGAAATGTTATAACCATAATACTGCGCCCCGTAGCAGTATCCGATAAATTGCCCCCTCATCCCCCATGATTTTGCCCAATTCTGCCCGAGGGACTTGGTGGTTTTCTCATCCATGATGCAAAGGAATTGCCCTTCGTAGCTCGCTATCATGTCGGAGCGCCCGGCGTAGAGAATTGGGTCGCCGGTTTCAGGGTGGGGGACGGTTGTAGGGATTGCGAAGGTGAACTCAACTGCTGGCTCGCCGTTGGAAAGCATGTGGGGGCGGTAGGGGTCGGTTTCGGGAGGGTACTCCCTGAAGTAGTCTGCAAGGGCTCCCATCATAGCCTCGCAAGTCTTTGGGTGGTTGGAGGGGGGCTCGAAGCTTCCCCAAAACTCAATCAACGCACGGAGGCCGATGGGGAGTGCCTCTGTTATTGGGAGTTTCTCCTTGTAGAGGGCGCGGCGGACAGCCTCTATCCCTTTGGAGAAGGCCCCTCCGGCATGGAGGTCGGGGGAGATGGCGAGGGGGGAGAGGCAGCGGATGAATTCGTTAAGGAACTTAACATCGCAAGCATCAGCGCAGGCCATCATTGTGGAGTCCACGAGGCGCGGGAAGGGGATTTGGGTGGAGGAAGTTGCTGTCATTTCTTCTGGTCTCTTTCAATAGGGGCTGCGGGCTTGGCGCTACTCCGGCCCTTCATCAGCTATCCACCGCTGTACTTCCTTAGCAACTTCAAGATACGCAGTGGTAGGCGTCATATCAATTTCTTGCCCAGGTTTATAAGTAGCCCAAATTTTGTTGCGGAGGGTACGAGGCAAACGAAACCAATGAGCCTTACATCCCCACATCGCGGGAGGAACTGACTTTTCACATCCTGGCCAATGACACTGGTGGGATCGGGTTTGTCGTTGGCTCCTGACGTAAGCTGCCTTTTCGCTGATCTGCATGTCTGCTTTTCCCGCCGCCGCAGCCTCCCTCTCACGAGGGATTAGTGGGATGGCCTACTCCCGCGAAGGAAAATACCCACCCCAACCTCGGTTGAGGCTGAATACGTAAGCCATCCCTTCCCCTCATGGGGAGTCTCCTATTATCTCTAAGGCTTTTTGGATATTCGACACTCTCTTGGGGCGGTAAACGAGGACCGCCGTCCCGTCAATCTTGAAACTAATGAGTGGTGCGGTTAGGACTAATTCGTCCGGTACTCCGTCGCCCTCCCTCGCGTGGCGTATGGCTTCGCGGAAGGCGTAGAGGATGTTGCGGAAGCGGCGGGCTGCGATTTGGGTTTGGAAGGGGATGCGGATGGGCTTGACCATTGCACTCTTGAGGAGGGCGGAGTATTCGGAGGGGTAGTCGATGAAGCGCTTTGGGGTTGCCATAGTCAGCCAAGAACCTCCCATTGATAGCCCTTGCTTTTGGTCCAGGCTATAGTGCGTTCCAATCCCCAGCCGTTTCTCAGTACCCAACGTAGGATAGGAGAGGAGTTGAAGGGTGTGCCGGAGTCGGTGAACTCTATACCAGCGCAGAAGTGCGGAGCGGTTATGCATAGGAGCTTCATGATCTAGAAGTCCGCCAAAGTAACTGGTGTGGGGGTCTTCCCCTTCCTTCCTCTCGAAGAGCCGGCGCGGTCGAGGGCGATGAGCCTCACCGCGTTCTTGATTTCGTCGGTGGACACCTCCTCACCGTCGTTGATACGTTGACGCACTCCGAGGATGTAGGTGATGCGTTCCTGGGAGTTGAGTGTGCTTAAGTCAGGAGGAAGGGGTGGAGTCCCGTTCATCTCCGGCTCCTATTTGTTGTTCCAGCCATTTCTCTAAGAGTTCAACGATGAGTTGGCTCCTGGCACCGTAGCTCGGCTTGCCGAGACTCGGGTCGTAGAAATGTAGATCGAGGCGCCCGAGGAGCCTCTCAGGGATGGATACACTTATCTCTTTGTGGCCGTTTGCCATTATTTATTATATCCGACAATTACCCGATTGTCAATATGATTATTTCAGGGGGTTGCCGCGATGGCGCGCTGGAGCAGAGCCTTTATGTCTTGGAAGGTTGTGTTTGGGTGTTCGTTGTATAGTGGTAAGCCACCGTAGCCTTCTGGTATTGCCTTGGTTAAGGCAGCGTACTCTGGAGTCTTGGCTAAAGCATGTATGTCAAGCCCGAGCTGTAGCCTTGCCCTACCTAGCGCACCTAAGAACAAGCATAGTTCTCCGTGTTCGCCGTATGCGAGGCCCTTGCACCACTTACTTTCGGTGTTGAGCAGCTCGTCTATACGTAACAGAACCTGCCTTGTTGTTGTGATAGTCATGGTTTTGTACTCCTATTTAAGTCCCTTGATCCAACCGCTTATCTTTGCTCTCCGTATGTCGCCTGCGTTGGCGATGTGGACGGCGATACATATGCTACCTGTACGTGACCAAGGAGGGATGAGACTCATACGCCACTGGGCGTAGGTTTGAAGTGGGCCGCCGTTATTGGGACGATGCCACTTCGAGGGGTGGAGGAGGAAGAATTGGAGGATGGAGTTCATTTTTCTATCGTCTCTTCTTGTTCTCCTCGCCTTATGATGGCGTCTGAGAAGCGCTTGTGCGCGCCTTCCCTTATTAGACTGAGGAGGGCGAGCGGAGTATTTTCGCAGCGATCCAACGTCCACTTTAAGATGTCGTTGAACCACGCGATGCTCACCATGCTGAGGCTGAGGGCTTCTTCCAGCGCCGCTATCCTCTTGATGTAATTACTGCGGGACATGGGCACGCGAGCCTTTGGGACAATAGCTTTCTTGATGGACATAACCTTATTCCTTCTCTCCCTTCGCTAGAAATTGCTTAAGTATCTCCGCTGTGTCGGGGGGATCGGGCGGAGGACTTGCATCTGCCGTTGAGGCTTCTTGGAGATCATCTACCTTTATGCCTACCTTCCGCAGTTCCTCTAAGAAGGTCTCATCGGCGGGGGAGCATTTGAGGCCACCGTCCTTGGTTATGGAGAATTGGACAGAATTTGCGATTGTGGTGAGAGGGTGGTGGACCTTCCTCATATCTTTGCGGAGCATGTTGAGCCTGAAGCGGAGCCTCATGGCACGCTTCTCATCGTTGATTGGGAGGGTGATCTCCTTCTGCGCGGCGCGCTTAAAGAGCTCTAGGAGTTCTGGGGCGTAGGAGCTTACAGGCATAGGGGATCTTCCATAGGTTCGTTCTCTCTGCGATGCTCGTCTACTGCGAGGGCGCGTATTAGTTCGGTGAATGAGAGTAATCGGCTAAGGCCGTAGCTGTTTATAAGAGATAGGGCTACCTCGCATGGGGCATCGAGTGATCGGCTGCTACGTGTAAAGAGGGCAACAGGACGCGCGAATTCTGCCCTGTATCCTAAGGTATGCTCTACCACTCTCCCTGATAGGGCGACGAGGCCACGCGCGTAACTGCTTGACAGGTTCTGCTCAAACGTTCTGGTCCGGTAGATCACGCCTGCGAGGTTGTAAGCGTAAATGCCACAGGGGCAAGCGGAATACTCGCCGTCCCGAAATGCGTTGAGGCGTTGCGTGCATGGTGCCCCGCAGATGTATTTGCAATCGCGTGGTCTTAGCTCCATTGCGCTCTCGATGCAGGTGGCTTCAAGCTTCCCTTTTGTCGGCCATAGGCCGCTGTTATTGGACTCAAGTGTAGGGGGCGTTTCAATAGCGTCTCCCCACTCAGCTATCAGGCTCCTGGTAGAGTAAATGGCTCCATCTATCCTTATGGTTGGGGGCTGTGTGGAGCTGACCTTCCAAGTCCTCGCCGCGATTATCTCGCCGACCTCGATTGTGTGGACTATAGGGGTCATTGAGATGGCTCCCCTGGGAGGGGGGAGACTAGCTCCTGCGCGGCGGAGGGAGGGATCAAGGGGACACGGTACGTCTTAGCTAAGGCGTGAAGTTGGAGGCTTCCTACAGCTAGGAGTCCCCTTATATCTTCTCCTATGAGAGAGTGGACTTCAGCCTTCTCCGCTCGCCAGCCGTATTCACATTCGACTACTCTCCCGAATAGGCGGACGAGGCCGAAGGCGAGGGGGGAACTGAACCAGTATGGTGAGATGTGTCCTTTGAAATACTCTAAACTATTCGTCGCATGTATGCCACATCTTACTCGGGGGCCTATATGCATGGAGGCAGTGCAAGGTGCTGCTAATCCTGGGCAATCGAGACAGTCGTAGTAGCGCGTGAGCTTCTCAGCTATATGGGTTTTGTTTGGCACCCAGGCACCAGGGTAGGAGCGATGCATGACGGAGCAAAGGTCTGTGGCGTGTACGCGCCAAACCCTCATACCTGTGATGGCGCCGACTTTGATCTCGTGGATGAGAGGGATCATGCTGGCTCCTTCTCAGGTACTTTCACTGGCTCGTGGGTTGGCTCCCGTTGAGGGGTGGGAGGGGGAGCGGGGATGGTTTCTGGGACCGAGGCAGGGATTGGGATTACCTCGATTATCTTCTTTGGTTCTCCGACGTTCATGGGGAGGAGCTCCTTATTGT